ATTCATATTAGCTGAGGTGTCGGAGCCTGCATTACTAACAATAGTTCTTTCTTCTACGACACCAGCACCGTTCTCTGCTCGTACTACATAGCCTTCTTTTAGGTCCGGATTAAAGTCCGTCGAGGTCCCTGTTATTGAGGCTCCTGATGTAGAACTTATTTGCCCTGCCCCTTGCTTAGTACTAACACTCACTTCGTGGATAGAACCTCCATCACCTATATACAACTTATTCTCCACAATCCCTAATGGGTGGAATAATTTATCACTTAAAGACGCGATGCCTTGTAGGTCCGAGATACTGTTCTGGCGAACTCCCGAGTCTCCGGCAGCGAAAAAGCCGATCTCAGTGCTCGTTGTGTAAAACATCCAACCATTAAAAGCGAGTGCGTCACGGCAAGTGTTACCAGTAGCCGTGAAATCCAAGGCATAAACCGATGAATTGCTTCTGGAATATGTTTTGCCATCGTCTTGGAATAAATAGGTTTTAGACGAATCAGCATAACCATTTAGACCCTTGGCAGTATGAATAATGTTTACCACATCATTGCTCAGAGTCGCTCCGCTTGCCCTGTCTAGTGCCACGCTCTGCTGAACCTTTACTACACCTGGCTCCTCATGAATATTTAGCCCCTGTAATTTGTAGGAAGAATTAGCGACCCCTGAGTACTTTGAATCAGAGAGTCCTCCCAAGTGAAAGTTTTCGAGTACAACTTGTGTCATTAGTTTTTGGGTTTCTTAGTCCATACACTAGATACCTTAGCAGATTCGCCCCAAGTAGTAACTATTTTTGCCGCCTTCGTCCATATATCCAAGAGAGCGCCATTTAGCTTTAGCAAGAATGATTCAGTCAGTACCAGTGATTCCGAGAACACCTTTAGCACGAACACAGCCTTAGCGAAACCTTCTGTTAGTGTTATGGCCTCAATAAAGACCTTCAACATAAGCTTTGTAAAATTCTCTGTTACAGTTACTGCGTCTACGAAAGCCTTTTGAATAGATTTCACCATTAGATCACTTAGCACAACTCCGTCTGCCAGGACTAGTACCTTAAGAATGCTTTTTGCGAACGAATCAGTTAGGACCAGCGCCTCTGTTAGTGATTTTGCAAGAGCCTTGTTAATTAAACCTGTCAATACCACTCCTTCTACCAGAGACTTCATTACAGAATTACTTATGGCCCCAGAGACGACAAGTGACTCTGAGAACACCCTCCTCGTTACACGAAAGAAACTAACTACCTCTGCCAGAACTGTTCCATCAACTATAGACTTAATAACTCCCTTTTGTATATCCTCACTAAGGCTCACCGCATCTGCGAGGACTTGGAATATCGTTGACTGATAAACCAATTCCCCTCCATAAGCTACGCTTCCATAGGATTGTCCTGCGTACATGTTAAGTTTTAAATTGCTTGAAGACGAGAGTCTCTGTTAGGATGTCGGGTCTAAGTTTTTGGTATTTCATTATGCTGCGGCAATTAAAAATCCTGAAAAGTCAGTCCTCGCCCCAGAGTTAAGAGTTGTTGTTCCGTTGTTAGTGGATATATACAAATCAAGATAGTCTCCGACCCCCATAGTAACTAAGGTTGAAAAAGACAAAACAGGGTAATGTGTCGCTGATATATTAGCACTAACCCTCTCTATGGCTGACCCGTTCTTCCTAATCGTGCCATCAAAATATTTCGCAGACGCAACAGCACTTTGTGAGGAAATTCTACAATTAACTTGGTAGTCACCTGCTACCGAAGCAACCCATCTTTTTAAGGTTGTATTAAAATCTGACTCAGTGTCTATAACAACATTGTCAAAATTAATCACATTAAGTGTTACTGCTTGCGTAGATGTCATTCTAACCTTAAAACGTGGCACAACCCCTCCACCCCCTGCATCCTGAAAAGTAGGGGCTGCCCCCGCACCGTTAGAGGTCAAGACTTGATCCGCTGACCCAACCGCTACGACTGCGGGATTTCCAGCTCCGTCCCATGTAATAAGTTCTCCATCAGTGCCCGTAGCCAAATCCGACACCGCTACAGGGAAAATATCGTCTATGGTTTTTTTGGTGGGAGCGAGGATCATTTTGTAGTCCTTGCTCGCAGTATTTTTAGTCGTCGCAGTAACACCTTCTTGTCCACGAGACACCGTAAGTGTTTCCGAAGAAATAGATGTAACACGCACAATTTCCACATTAGCATCATCGCTCGGGTCTGGGTGATCCGTCGAGTTCCACCACACTAAATTAAACGCCCCTGCGCTGGATGGATCAGGCAGTTTAGCCGCTCCACCAGCAGTCAATACTACGCTTGTCGCACTGGCATCATAGCCAGTGGATACATCTACTTTCGCAAAATTCTTTACTGGATCTAAGGCCATGATTTGTTGTTATTAAGCCGATGCGCTTGAAATGTTATAAGTAACCTGAAGATTATCGTTCTCCACAAGATTCACCGCAGTGAATACTTTTCGAGCAAACAAGCTTCCAGAAGTAGCGGCATTAAACAAGCCCACTTCAGTTATTGCCGGAGTAAATGCTCCAATTGTGAATGTTCTAATGATCGTAGCCGTGTCATTCGTAACAGTTGTAGTCGTACGACTAGCGGCTCCAGCGGCTCCTCGTGTAGAAAAAGTAGGATTGCCATCCTGATTGATCTCCGTAACAAGCGCTGTGTCTGTAGCATTTGCTGCAGTTGTTCCTGTTCCTATTCCTAGAAAATCAAACGAAGCAGGAGAGGTCGTCCCGTTTATTAAAGACGACAATTCAGCGAGCCCTGCATTCGTTATCAAATTAGAAAAATTAAGTTCTCCTTTCATTGATCCGGTCAACATATTTCGCAGATCAATATTCAATCTCATCAATAATCTACCAAGACCATTGTGTTGAAAGTACTTCTTTACGGCTCCGTTTTCACCTCTTACAATTACACTGATATTATCCTTTGTAGCAATCTTTGACATTGGCCCTAATTGACCCCTTGAGATATCCTTCTTACTCGTATGCTTGATAACCAAAAAGACCGCCACAACAAGTGTGAGAGGTAATCGAAGTACGAATCCTAGAACCTTGGCAGCCGATGTGAATGTTTTCATGGTGTTTTATAAGTTATAACCTGTACCTCTGGGAACATTAGGAACGACTACTCTATCCCTGTTCATCTTTCGTAGTTTTGACTTCATTTTTGCGACCTCCATTTCATAAGTCAGGTCGAATTGATTTAATGGTACTTGATTTCCTTGTTTATACAAAATTATCGTCTTCATTGCTAGTATCTCATGGGAAGACCTAGGCAATGCCGTCGATGTTGAGTCTGCTCGAATGGAGATATCTGTTGTCGCACCCCAATTTGCGCTTGTATAATCCTTAGGATATACAGTGGCCTTTAGATTCATTCCTCCAGACACTGCTGAAGGGATCGTTTTTGTGTATATAACGATTGAGTTTCCGTCTATGTCAAACAAAGGCGTCTCATCACTAAAATTTGCCACTATAGCAGCCTCGTTAGTCGTAGCATTAGAGAAGGTGCTGCTACCACTGAGTTTGTTATAAGGTTTAGTGACATTGGATTGAAGTAGTCTGTATGAGTTCAAATCGAACTCATCGACTCTACGCCAATTAGTGCCATCAAGCTTTATCTCTAGTAGTTTCATGCCGTAAAGCATATCCTGAGGGAATGAATATTCCCTTTGTCCTGCTATGAGGTCCGTAGTAAGAGTTAAGTCAAAAAAACTCTCTCCTTCTTGCACAACCTCCTCTGCAACCGAATCCTTTGCTATATTCGCATATTGAGTTAGTTCTGCATCCGTGAAAGACGTACTATCTGTCCTCGTTTGAGTCCTAACAAAGCCTGCAAAATTATTGTATTTCATAATTGTTTTATGATCTGTGCCGCTGTCGATAAATCGAATCTAAGGGCTAAGAGCTTCTTTATAAGAAGTCGATCAAGGAATGTAAGTGTATTATGCTCCTTATTGGCGTGTAAGTAAATAAATAAATTATATCTCCATACACAAAAGAACGGAGTATTGAAGAATCTAGACGCATTGACCCCTGTAAGAGCCTCTCTCACAATCTTATAGTAGGTTAGGTCGGCTTTTCTCATTTTACTTGTTCCGTTTTTGTCTTTGTATGCCTCTTCGTGAGTACATACCACACCTTCTTCGTCTACGATTTTTTGTAATAAGTCCATGATATTTAAATTAAGAAATAGGGAAGAGCTCCGCATGAGCCCTCCCCTTTAACACCTTGTGATTATGCACCAGGTGTACCGTAAAGATTGAACGGTTGATTCCGAATACCAGTTTTCCAGTATCCAGTAACATTAGAACGAATCGCTTCGTTGTTCTGTACTTTTGGCTCTGACATAGATGGGAATTTGTTGATTCCAGTGTATACAGGGCTTTCTTCCATACTGTCATCGAGCATGAACCATGCCGTACTAGATGTTAGGTAAGGAGTTTCTACAATAGTGTACTCACCTTTGTAGATATTCACATCGCCAACAGTGGTTGGGTAAATATCTTTGGCGAATAGTTTCTTAGCTGCGTTAGCAGCAGATCCACCAAGTTTTACTAAAATTTTAGTATAAGTCTGTGGAAAAGGATCTCCAGAGGCGTCTTTAAAGTTACCTCCTTGCAATACTGCTGCATCTACAGTGGTTGCAGATAAGGCAGCCGTAGCACCTAAATTACTCCAGGTAGCTGCTCCATCAGTGTTCCAAGTATGAGCTCCGTCGATCAAAGGTTCTCCATCTGGGGATAGGTAGGTGGCTCCGGCAAAAGCGTCATTAAATGGCGCATGAATTGTCGTAACGAATTTTTGCTTAACGCTTTTAAGCAAACGATCCCGCTGACGCATTAAGTAAGTATCGACTTTGGTTGAACCATCTTTCATTTTAACCTGGTCGTTTTCAGTGATCTCGATAGCGTTACCGTAACGAATATCAGATAGTGTCACCTCGAACCCTTCGTTAAGTTTATTAACAGAAGGCGTTTCGTGCTCGGCTAATTCAGTCGTACCACCAAGTGATTCAGTTGAATTGTAAATCTCCGTGAATTGATCGTTGTTCTCAACAACCATAAACGGCAGGTTCATGTACGAAGACAATGTGATTTGTGTAGCGTTGTCGAAGGATTCTTTCGTCCCCTTCACTTCCATCAAAATATGATCTTGAGTGGCCATGTTGTTTAAGTGTTATGAATTAGAATAGTGGTTTGTTGATTCGGACGACAACTCCTTCGGCAGAACCTACTGTTCCAGCGTTTTCTGAGATATCAATCTTTAAAACGTCCGTAGAAGAAGCTCCAACATCAATAAGTTGAGCGGCTGTTAAGTCTACTTCTGTTCCTTTTTGTGTTACTGCGAAATCGGCATCAGCTGTTCCTTTGAGAGTAAAATCATTACCCACAGTTAGCTCACATACTGTTTCGCCAGCAGCAGAGCCATTAGGACACCAAGCAATAGCAGTTGTAGCCGCTACTGCATCCACTGCTAAACCAGCAGTCATTCCAGCAAAATCTCCTGCTGGGATCACGGTTCCAGTAGCAATAGCCACTCGCACTGTTCGCAATTGTTCTCCATCGACTAATGTAAAAGCCATTTTAAATTGAATTAAGAATTATTTTCCACAATATTTAAGCTTTCGCTGCAGCCATTGCGTCTTGTACGAACTTAGGCAAATTCTTTGGGTTGTTGTACTTCTCACTAATCACTTCTTGAGGAGTCTTCCCTTCTGTAGATGCGTGAGCACCTCCACCCATACGAAATTGACTTGATTCTTGTGACGCGGCCTTAGCTCTCTCTGCACCGATTCGGATAAACTCAGTAGCTCCAATCGCACCAATAATGATTTCCTCAATCGGAAGACCCTTCCGAGTTGGATCGGCCATGTATTGCTTAATTTTCGCCCTATGATCTTTTAGCTCGGGATAAGCTGTGATATAATCAGTTATCGCCTCTTCTCTCTCCGCTCGTTGATCAAATAACTGCTCGACCGTAAGCGCTTCACCAGAAGGTTGTAAAATCGCACTTTCTTTCTTGGCTTCGGCAAGTTCTGCCTCAAGCTTCGCTTCGCGTGTTTTAGCTCTCTCGATGATGTAGTCTTGCGGTGTCTTCTTTTTATCCGCTTCGATTTTTGCATCTGCGGTTGCTTTATCTGCGACAACCTTATCAGCCGCTGCCTTTGCTGCTACCGCTTCTGCGCTACCTCCAGCATCGTCCCCACTTCCGTCACCAGGTTTTTGTTCTGTCATGTTTTTTGATTAATTATACTCGGGTCCTGCTTGTATGACGACACAAACATTTTCCGGATTGGATAAGAGTCCAGTGCGACTTCTGTTTTTTATGGGAATCGTGGGAACCATTAAACAGAAACCGCTCAAGAACCTCATTCTTGTTTTTAGGACGACAAAGAGCTGTCCGATTCAGGATTAATCATAGTAGGGTCATATACGAATAGCAAGAAATCTTTCATAAGTCCAACCTGAGCCTGTTTCTTTTGGAACTCCATGATGTTCTTTTTCACTATTTCCCCCTCTTCATCGAACTTAAATGACCAGTTTAGTAATTTCACATTCTCCACTTCTATTTCAAGAGCCATCGCCTCTTGAATAACTTTCCAACCCTCAGTTTGGGTCATTGCCTGAAGGTTTTGTTTCTGTAGTTTATCGAGCCGTACTAATTTTATCATGCTGGCATTACTGATTGAGTTGTTACGCTATTTTGTTGAGACAGATCCATACCTTGCACCAAAGGGTCTCCTTGCGGCCCCCCTTCTCCTGCCTCCTCCAATTCCGCCTTTATCTTCGGGTTCTTATTCTTAGCCAGGTACGCATCGTAATGAGCCTTGATATGAGCATCACGAGATTTGCCGTCACTAGCTTTTCCGTGTTCCTGGATATGCTTCATATCATCATCTGATTCCAGTATTGGCACAAATTTATTCTTATTCAACTTCTCGTTTTCCCCTAGTGCCATAATCCGTTCAGCATCTGGTTTGAATACGACATTCATTTGTAACTCAGTCAGACCCCCTAATTTAGCCCTCATCCGAACGAGCTCATTCACCTTAACTGATGGATCTTGAATTAGTATGTCGAACATGTTCACAAAATCCTGTATCTCACGAATACGTTTAGCTTCACCAACAATACGACTATTGACCATGATATTAGGATCAACGCTCGTCATAATATCTTCTTTCTTCAGTGGCTGAAAGAATACACCGTTAGCTCCGGTGATTCTCATTATTTTCTCATCAATTTTGTCCATGAAGTACATTTTGTACATCTTGTACCAATATCGAGCGAACCGCTTTTCGCTCCACCCTATAACCTTGGCCGACAAGCTAAAACGCGTATCGACACTATCAGAAACTGTAGCAATCTCAGTAGCTGTTTTCTTGCCCCCTGATAAAGATCCTTGCTGGATTTCCGTGGCTCCAGTGGCTGTTTGGGCCTGCCTGTCTGTATAGCTTAACATCCATTGCAGTTCTGGGCTCACTTGTTGTCTATTGATCGGCACAATTGCGTCATTAGGATTTCCGTCCACTGCAATATGTTTGTTTTGCTCAAAATCAAGGTCACTTTCATTGTGAATCTTATTCAAGTCGTAGGCACTCATGTGATTTGCATTCGTCTCCACTATAAAAGCAGCTGCATTCGCAAGCTTGGCCTTCATCCGTTGTTTATCTTCCACAAGATCCAATACAGAAGTCCCGTCCCAACTCAAAGAGTTCGGGTGTAACGTCTGATCTACAATCCCCCATTCATCCTGATCCTTAAATTCTTTAAACCGAATGATTCGAGTGTTCTGATTCGTCAGGCTCACGAGAACTCTTTTGCCCCGAAAGATAGTCAACCAATCCATGACCACTGTTTGCTGACTCTCATCTGACAAAGACGTGTCTATTCCGTCGCCTACAAAGCCTTGTGCCGTCTTTATTTTCTCATTCGCCTCTGTCAGGGCCTTGTTTCCCGTACCATCGAAAACCAAGTTCTTTAAATTCACATATAAGTCAGACCTCTCTAGTTCGTTGAGTGTAAATAAACTCGGGAACCCTCCAAATCGCATAGCCCCTTTTCCATTTACACTCAGTGCATTCGGATCCCTGTACCATGTCAGCATGTTGATAACCTCGGGCTTCGGGACCATCAATTCTCTATCGAACTCCAGCATTGAAACCAATGACCGAGAAAAGAATAAAGTATTCCAAATCCAGTCGTAATCCAACTCATCCTTATTCATCAACTCACAATCATACGCATACAAAGGATTTAGATTCTCCGTCACCACCAAGTCCCCTTGGGACCGAGGTACAAAAGTCGTACTCACTTCGTCATCATACAAAGAAGCATGAATCGTATTGAAATGCACATGTACCGTAGTGTCCCCCAAAGCCGTCTCGTCCTTCGTCTGGTTGTTCAATAGCTTCAGTCGCTTATTCCACAGCGCCCACTTGGGCCCCATAAATTCCTCACTCACACTGATCTGGGTCTGACACTGCAACAAGAGTGCCTTATAACTTTTCTCATCTAACTCCAAAGCCTTGTAATCAATTTCCATTTATCAGAGTTATTCTTTTATATCTTACGCCCCTTAGTCAAAAGAATCAAATGTCTTTCTTTTTGACCTAACCTTACCTCCATTCGGAGTCACGACAGTTACAGCAAAAGTCAGCATAAACGCATCTGCAAAATTCGGTGATTTTATCCCCCCTTTCCGCATCCGTTCCTTGCTCATTATCTGTAACTTCCCACTCTCATTGTACCTATACCGAAGATTCAACAACTCCATCCACCGATCATCCTTCATTAATTTCCCTCCAGCCTTAATCCACTCTCTCATTTTCCAGGTCAACTCAGACCTCTTGTTCAAGAACTTAGGATCTGACGCTTTATTTCCAACATTCAAACCTATAGCCCTAAACCCAGCCAACGCCATTTCCTGCGCCACATTCGCCCCCTCCCCAAAATTATCCACCACAGTCTTCTTCGGCTTCAGATTAAATTGAGCAATAAAAGTACAGGCTCTACTCGCCACACTCTTCGGGCTACTCGTCCCTTCCTCTGCCAATATCTGCGCCACGAAATTATCTCGACCAACGAAAGCGCTCTTGTCATGCCCTTCCCCGGCAGGGTCCACCCCCTGCACAGATACAGGATATGATCTCACCGGTGTCATAGCCGCAACAAGCTCTGCCTCCGACAATAAGGGGACGAATCCACTGTCATCCATAGAATCAGACTTCGGAAATTCCCCGTCCACAAACACCTTATAATCATCAGAATCCAGTCCATTCTCCTCCAATTTCTCCCGAACAAACTCCTGATTAACAACAGGACTCTCGGTTGACTTAAACGTATACTGCCTCCAATTGGACCCATCATTAAAAGCTCTCTTAAAGTGCCCAGTCAACCTTGTCGGATTAGAAAACATCAAGAACATCCAAAACGGAGCCGTCGCAATCCCCTTCCCATAATCAAATATAATATCCGGCACCCCACTCGCCTCATCTGCCAACGCCATCACCGACTCTGCGTGTATCCCAGAAAATGCCTCTGGGTTCTCCTTCCTAGAAGTCCTAGCCCGAGCGAACCACAACTCAGGAGCCGACTTCATCCGTATATACGACGAAGTGATGTCGAACAAATCCTTATACATATCCGGCATCTTGCTTATCCACAAAGCCACCTCCTTCCACAATACATCATTCATCTGTGAGCTCGTAGGTGCTGTACACGGAATGGCGCATTTATAAAAAGAGAACAGAAACCAAGGTATTACCCACCCGCTAACACAAGATTTCCCGATACCATTCCCACTCTTCACTGCGATCTTGTTTTTATCTGAGTAATAGGCCCCGGGGGCGACCCCCCTCCCCCATTCAGTAGTGATAGGTACTCCGGTTAGGTTTTTCTTAGCGCCACGCCTCAAACCTTCTAAAATAGCGCATTGTTGCCATGTAATATGTTTACCTTTTTGAAATTCATTCCATTTATATGAACCGTCATCTTGCTTTGTTCCAAACCATTCTGCTTTCCAGTGCTCAGGTTCAGTAGTGGTTAAGACAGCTTTATATTCTGAAAAAGGGGGCTGTGGGGTGAGCCCCCACATGCTAAATATGAAAAAAAAAGGATCTTTGCACTTGTCTATAAAGTCTACCACTTGCTTAGTTTCTCTCTTATTCATGTGTATCAGTGGTTAGGTCTATTATGTCAGCTTCACGCTTAGCGAGTGCTTCATGCCCCATTCCGAACGTTTCTATAGTGTTCCCGTTACTGGTGATATCTATACCGTCCTTCATTCCATGAATAGAGCTAAGCAAGAACTTAGAGAAGCTAGGATTATATCTACCAGACAATCCACCATTTAACAGTGCATCCTTTTGTTTTGCGTCAATATGCTCTAATAATCTTTTGAAGTTTGGAAATTTCTTGCCCCAATTAGTAATGCTTTCCCCCGTTACATTTAAAACCAATGCTAAACCCGTTCGGCTTGGTAATTTAACTTCAACAAATTTCTCGTAACTGTTCGTAGTTTCCCCTCTAGTTTTGTGAAATTCTAAAATCCTGTCCTCAGCCTGCGCTATATAGTAGTGAGTCCAATCGTAAATTTCTTTGGGTAGATCTGTGCAGTGTGCAGGTATCTCAAAGAGCACTCTCTTAGGCGGTTTAACTAGTGAAAAGGTATCAGAGGC